TCAAATCAGCCCCTCATCGCCAAAACTGTAATATCCACCATTCGTTATAATCACATGGTCTATCATCCTAATATTGAATAACCCTGCCGCCTTTTTAAGTTGCTCCGTCAGCCTCTTGTCCTCATTGCTCGGTCGACTGTTGCCACTCGGATGGTTATGCACCGCTGCAAACTGCGTAGCCCTCGTATCAATCAACACTCGCATAATCAGCCTTATATCCGCTGAAGTCTGAGTTATGCCGCCTACCGATATGCGTACTTTCTTGATGAGCTTGGCAGATTGATTGAGAGATATGACCCAAAACTCCTCATTTGGCAAATCTCCTATCAACGGCCCCATCAGTTCGTATATGTCTGCACTCCCGAATATCTCCCTGCGTTCCACCTGCTGCGACTGTTGCCTCTTGTATATCTCCACGGCTGCCACGGCTACCCTCCTGCGTCCAGGAGTCAAAGAGGAAAACAATTTTTCAAGGTCTATCACTTCGTTGCTGCGTTCGATGTCCGAAACAATCTGTCTGTTGTTGCTGATTTCGTACAAAAGTTCACTGTCGCTCATGTAGCGGCATGGGCTATCAAATAAAGTATCCATAATATCCGTTTTTTATTAGGTAGCCCACCCGAAAGTGGGCTATTCTGTTTGTTATTCACTGATTAGAAGCTGCTCCAGTTCTTCGATTTTCGATTGTATTTTTTTCTTCATAAACTTTATGAACTCTTCCAGCAAATAACGGTTAGAAATGGTAAAGATGTCGCTATTACTGCCATAGCCCGAAGCGTCCGTAAATCGCAATTTATAGAGGGGCGTTTCAAAAGAGTTGTCCTCTTGCAGCTTTCCTGCCGCTTCATCCAGTTTATCCATAGCGTTGATGAATGCGGTACGGTTACGGGAAATCTCTTTCTTCCGTTCCAGCTCGGCCAAACATTTCTCCAGCTCTTTCGTCTTGCGGTTGATTTCCTCCTGCAATTTGGCAGCCTCGTCCTTCTTGGGGTTTTTCCCTTTACTCTTGGGTGTATCTGGCTTTTCCTCTTTCTCCGGTTGCTGTTGGGGCTGCTTTCCCTGCTTTCCTGCCTCTTTCATGGTTTCTACTGCTTTAGTTACTTCCTGACCGATTGTTTTTACTTCTTTTTCCATTGTTGTAAATTTTAAAAAGTTAATAATTAATGATTTATAAATAGTTGGTTAACCTACTTCTCTAACTTGTGCACCTGGCTTTCGGCAAAGAGATAGCATAAGGGAAAAAAGTCCTCTTTCGCTTCCTCTTCCCGGCCTTGTTTTTTCAGTTCCTCAATGCGCTGTTTTTCTGCTTTCGAGGTGATGGGCATTCCCCATATAAGTAGTGCCTTTTCACCTTTGCGAACGGTGTAGCCAGCCTCTTTCCACTCCTTGAAAGTCTTTAGGTTGGTGTACCCCTTGCAGGCATAGTAAAACCGTAACAGACCGTTTACCGTGTCATCCTCGTTACCCATATATTCGCCCATCTCCCTACGGGTAACCAAAGACTGCGACAATGTTTTCAACTGCTGCCTTTTCAGCAAACGTGCTTCACGTTCTTTCTTTTCGTCTCTTTCCTTTTTCATGATTCTATATATTAATATGTTATGTATTAAAATATTACGCCTCTATAATCACATAATCCTCCACCGTCTGAAAGTACGGGTCAGCCGTTGAAAGCAATTCCCACTTCTTCCCGTTCATATCCCGAAAAAGAATGCTCAACTCCCTAATCCCGTCAAATTTCTTTAATATTCTGTACCCTTTGAAATACTTGTTCAAGACCTCGATAGCTTGTTTGTAAGTGAATGTTTTCATAATGCTGCAATTTTTATGTTGAACCTTGAGCTTCCGGGTGTGAGCCTTTTCAAATTTGGCTGTTTCCCTGATTGGAGCTTTTTTTTTCTGCGTCGCCTGTCGCTACGCGGTATGTTTCGCCTTTTTTACGCTGCATCAAAAGGTGTTGTAAGGAGCAAGAGCAAGTTTTTCAGAAAACCGGAACGGCCTGAATACTACCCGAAGGGTGGAGATTTTTTATGAAACGTCAGCCCGAACTTGAACCAGTGACGTCAACATTTACCTTTGCAGCACAAAAAAGCGAAACTGCGTGGTGATAGGAGACAGAAATGAAGGGCGACAATCAGAAAAGGAAACAGCCTGAAACGCATAGTTGAAAACTATACCACTCTACCCGTTCATCAAATGAATGGGGGTACCGTTGCCAGGGGGGCATGTCCGGCAACTCTGCGTAGTACGCAAAAAAAACAGACAGAAAGCACCGCTTTCTACCGTTAAGACGCGAAAAATCCCGTTATGCAAGTTTGACATAGGATATACCGCCACCGGCACCTAAACCAGACTTGTATAACGGGATTTTTCGCGCGCCCACCCCGTATCGGGGTAACTTCTTCTCCCAATGGGGCGTTTTGGGGTACAGAAACACCCTAATCAAAAATCCACCTCCTTGAAAACCAAAAAGAAAACCCATCCCTGCAACTTTTGTTGCAGGGATGAATCAGCTTGCTGCCCGAGCCGCGCCGTCGGTGATTTGCGGTCGCAAGCGCCCTTTCTGATTCGGAAATATGACAAAACCTTTACAATTTGTACCCGATGCTCCCAATCCCACCCGCTTCGGCCTCCCCCATAAACGAAAGGCCCTGCCATCCTCACGGACAACAGAGCCAAAGCAAACAGAAAAGAAATGTCACACCGAAGCGGCGCCGGACACATTGCGGCCCATCCTCCAGGTGCGGATAATCTCTTTGCGCAGGATGAAATACTTCAAGGCATCAGTCAGGTTGGTGGATTCTTTAGGCAATCTATGTGCAGGCAGCTTATCTCCGGTCTTCTGTTTGACTATCACACTGGAGCTGTCCGGCCGGGTAGCTACCTTGGTTTCTGTCACCTCCATTTCCGACTTGAGATTCGGGCAATTGTGCTGGTCAATCAACAGTATAAACAACGTACGCTCCAGGTTACCGCTGAGCAAGTCCATGAAGAACCGGTACTCCAAATTGCTGCCGATGTTGCCCTGCCCCAAGCTCATCAGCTGTACCTGCCACCCCGTACGCCTACCCTCCGCATCCGTCTCGATGTTCTTCTTTATCTGTGTGGCCATATCCGCACCTACCCCCTTGTAGTTGTTCATGGAACGGTCATAATAAAGCTTCAGTATCTTGCGCTTGTGCGGCTTGAAATAATAGAGGAACTTATCGGCCAGTTCACGCACGGAGTTGGGCGGCAAAGTATATAGTTCTTTGAGTACACGCATCACGCGCCCACTACGTTGTCCGAACACCATGGAAAGCATATTGCCGGAGTCCATGCCAGCTTCAAGCAGTCTGTTCCTATCCAAGTACCGGAGCACGGTACAGTCTTGTTCCCACCCGAATGGATGCTGCTCTATCACTTCATTCAAGAATCCGTCCGCATAGAAGTTCTTCATCGAAAGGTTGCAGTAGAACATCTGGCTTGCCTCCAGCTTGGGGATGATGGAAAGTATGTTGCAGAGAATACCTTCCAGTCCTTCAGCGAATTCATCACTGAACCAGTCTTCTCCCAATATATCCACATTGACATAGGAAGAAGAAATGAAAAAGAAAGATACGCCCCGGCGTGTCTTAATCCAGCGCTCCTCCCAACGCTTCATGTTCTTGCCGGCGAGTTCCATGGAACGTTCTGCTGTATCAAGCTTGGCCTGCAATGAACGGTCTTTCCGGAAAGCTTCTTTCAGTTCCTTGTATCGCTGCATAGCCGCCACATACTCTTTTTTCGTCTCGTTATAGACAAACCCGGCCTGCAACATGAGAAGGATTTTCCGTTTGTCATTCTGCTTGGCCAGCTTGAGAATCCAGTCATATTCACCCAGGTGGTTCGGATTCGGCATGTCAGTAGTCAGTGTACGGCTGCGGTACCATACGCTATCACCATACTTGACCCGGAACCCACGCACGGCCTTCAGCAAGTTCGTGAACTTCTCTTCCGGGAAATACTTCACTTCATCACCGAACACCCCCACATAGGAACGACCGGCACCGATGGCCGGACGGTCCAAAGAGATGAAAGTAAAATTGAAGCCAGTATAGAACACCATGGTATTGCGCCAATCAGAACATACGTTGTACATGCGGTCGCGCCACTCTTTCGGCGGTTCCTGGTTCATAACATAATGGATGCCCTGCTCCCACCCCAGCTTTGACAACCCGTCCTCCAGCGAGGGAACTACATTCTTGTGCAAATCCGAATATGTATCGGCCACCCATGCGAACGGTGCGCCAGGGCAGTCCTGCGCCACCTCCTGCACCCGTTCCGCCAATACCTGCACCGTTTTGGCGGATGCACGCCCGGCAATCCAATAAAGCGACCAGGGCTGCATCACAGCAATGAGCTGCGCCATCCAGTTGGAATAGCGCAGCTCCACCTCATCCGAAATCTTTAGTTTTTTCTTCCTGGTCATCGAGCATCTCTTCTATATCTACATCAATAATATTGGCATCTCTCTTGAGACGGGTCTTCTCCCGTGCAGGAATATCCTGCATACCGTCAATCTGCGCCGCGAGCAGGTTGCGGTTGGCAGAAGGCAATCCCACCGCATTCGGGTCGAGGTCATAGACCTTGATCGGTTTCTCATCCATCTCCTTCGGCTTTATCGGGTCGGGCTTATCCAACTGCTTGATTCTTGCTGCTTGCACCGTGAGATTACCGTACACCTCCATATCCTTAGCGCTGGTGGCGTTCTGAAGTACCACCTGGGCCGCTTTCATCAGATTGTCATACATCATGTTGCGGTGTGCATCATTCTCGATGGAATCACAGAGATAGAACAGATTAATGGCCTCACTGTACATCTGACGGGCGCGCATCCGTTCCACATTGAACGGTTCGTGCATCAAGAAGGCGACGGCATTATCCTTACCGTACTTGCGGTTAATGCCTACCAGTGCATATAGCACATTGTAGTAGTCCAGTTCTTCGGCAGTCAACTGCATGGTACAGCCGGAGGCTATGTAATCCTGAAGGGTATCAAAGTAAGATTTATCGAACATCAGCCTATATCGTCATAAAATATTTTGTTAATGGAATTGCGGTATCCGGTCGCCTGACGAAACTTGTCGAACCGCTGTGCCTGGGTCACATTGTCACCGGTCTCCGCACTGGCGGCCATGGCCAGCCCCTCTTTAGCTCGTTGAAGCAGTTGCCCACGCTCATAATGGTATTTCAGCGGTGAGCCTACCAAATTGAAGTACCAGAGGAAATCATTCTCCGGTACATGGTAATACATGGCAATCTGTCGCGGCTCATAGCCTATACCCGCCAGCCGTTCGAACTCGTCCAGGTCGATACGGTCATACCATGCCGGGCTGTCACGCCACTTAACCAATTCGTCCGCTACGAAACTCATATACTTCTTTATTTTTAAGGAATACGTATTGTTCTTCCATCGCATTCTCGCCATAATTGCCGGAGCCTTCAACCACAAAGAAACCTGCCGATGTGTCCAGGCAGGTAATCTTTTTGTGGCTCCATGCAAATGAAAGCTCTATCTCTCCATCCTGATGGAGTTGTATCAACCTCTCGTATATCTTCGGCATACGAAATTTGATGGTCTCCGATATATGCAGATGAATACTGCCAATCAACCCTTTTTCACGCCAACGGAGCAACGCGTTGATGATACGCTCGTTGGTAGAATAGGTCGCTATATACAAGTGCCTCACCTGCCCGGCATTCTTAATCAGATAAACAATGAAAGTGAATGCCGTAAAGCTTTTCTTTGTCTCAATGAAAAACGCCTCATTCTCCCGTGGAAGCCGCCCACACAACTCTTTCAAACTGTTCAGCTTGAATGTCAACATGGTTTCAAACCGACGGGAGAAGAGGCGTGCATCAGACATTTCCCTACGCAATTCTTCAAGATTGAAGTAATAGCTCATTCCAATAATCTGTTAATGTCGGCCAGTTCCTTCTCATATCCCGCCAACCGTTCGCGACGGACAACATCCAAATGCGGTTTATCGCCTTTGGCTATCTCAGACCTAACTCGCCATATATTGTTCATCACCTGCCGCTGCCGTCGTAGCAGTTCTTTGACCGGAAGATGAAGCAACTCACTTCTGCGACGGAACTCCGCAAAAGCCGGATGCTTGCCCAATAAAGCGTGATGCTCCTTGTAATAGTTCAGCTCCTGCCATATCATGCGGTTATCCATGTAGCTGTCAATCACCTGGCGGCTGACATCGGCACACTCCTGCAGGGAGGTACAATCCCTCAGCCTGGCATGTAACCACACATAGGCATGGTATTTGCTGAACTTGCGGGAAGCGAGTGCCTCCAACTCCATCGGACAGTCGGAGGCATTGAGAAACGGGAACTCCTCACGGAAAGACTCGGGTCTTTTCCGCGAAGACGTCTCCGGAAAAGTCCTTCACCCTTCAAAGTCCGACGGTTCAGAAAAGACCCCTTCCAGAAACTTTTCCAACCATGGTGAATATCCGGATACCGCATTGTTCATAAACACCTTGCGGGATAAGAGGTCAAGTACCCTCTTCTCATCCGGCTTTTGTGAAACCACCGGCAGCAACACCTGGTCTGTCGGCCAGTTGAGATATACGGGTTGTGTCGGATAAGGAAGAGAATTATAATAAACGGAAGTAAAGAGATAGCCTCCCTCTTCCAGTTCGGGGAATCGCTCGAACATGGCGGCCAGACCTCCCTTATCCAACAACATAGGTGTATGCGTACCATAATTCAAACAAGGCAGTTGATTCTTCTCCAGCAGCTCCTTCGTCCGCTTCATATTCTCGGCATAAAGCCCTCTGAATCTAAGCGGGACGAGCATTCCATTGACCTTGGGAAGCGCCACATGAGCCAAGTCGATAGGATTCATCACATAGATGTCATCGTTGGTCCAGATGAAACGTCCGGTCACTTCGGGTAATTCCATAGCCACCTTCAGCTTGGCCAGCGTGTCAACCTGCGCATTATCAGAGACGCGATTGTGATCAATGAAGGTAATCTCTTCGCTGAACCAATCTTCACGGTCACCGATTACCACCACATTGATGCCGAAGCGTACATTCTTCTGCCAGGAACGCAGTGCAAAAAGCAGTTCCTTGCCTTGTGCAAACTCCTTGCAATAAGGAATAACCACTGTCACATGGTCTTGAACCGACCGCGACTGTACCGGTTCCTCCACCGTATCCACTGCCTTACCGACGGCCTGCACATCCTTTTGCTCAACACTCTCTTCTACCGGTTTCGGTTCTACAGCCACATCCTCAGTCTTAGCTGTTCTCTTTTTTGTTGCCATAATTATAACATTTTTAATACGATACAAAAATATCGTCTCTACATAGTTCGTAAAAGGACACAAAGAGAGGCGAATGCATTGCAAACGCCTCTCTCCCATAACCAACCTTTAAAACAGAAATGAATCAAACTCCCAAGCCGCCGGAAGAGCCAGTTCCCAATCCCAAAATGGCATTGATTTCTTCACTATCCGTAGCCGGTATGAGTTTTTTGTCAATATGCCCTATAGTACCTCCGCGCAGAGAACTTGCCAAATTGATAGTATTCTTGTCACCCTCCTTGCTATCCTGAGAATCGGCCTTAGTCATCTTCAGCGGAGTGCACGGCGTACCGGCAATCTTCGCATCCTCACCGGAGCAACCGAACACGATTGCCCCCAGATTCTCATTGATATTGTTGTTCACGAATTCATCATGCTCCAGTTCTGTACCCGGATGTTCATAGTCCACATGGTGGATGAACCCGCGTGCATCATCCTCTCCCTCGCTGGAGTGGTAGATGTTGATGGTGGAGTCCGTAGCATACACCGCTATGGGCTTTTTTCCTGACATCATCTCGAATGCCTTCACTTTTACTCCTTTCTCATCGCGCTCATAGGTCTTGACGTCTTCCCAACGAAAAATCACGATGTAGGATTTCTTTCCTTTCGGACGTCCGGCATTCGACGCCTTCTTCGGCACCGATACCATTGCATATGTATCACTCATATCTATGTCTCCTATATTAAATGGTTAAACACCTGCACCGGAACTGGAAGAAGAACTGGACGATGCCTCAGACAAACTGTCTGTTTCTTCAGGCGGCAGATAAGCGAAGATAGCTTCTGCCAGCCAGAAACCGACAGCCTCCCACCATTCCGCGAATATCTTCACATCGTAGTTCTCACCCTGCATCCAAACCTTGGCGCTCTGCGGGTCACGGCTGCGCAAATGCTTGAAGTTCTCCTTCGGCGTGATGAAGAAGGCTCCGGTACCGCGCATGCCCTCAAGCGGTGCGAACGTGAACCTGGAGAAATCCACCTTGATTTTCTCACCGTCCTCATTCTTGAGCCAGGGATATTTTTCACGGTATGCCTTGCTGTAACGTATCACCAAATCCGGATCGGCATGGATAAACATGGTCTTTTTCCGATACAGCGGCTTCACCTCACTCACTGCCTTGTCAATCTGGGCAAGCAAGGTCGCGTCTTCCAGCTTTTCACCGTCAAGCAGCCAGGTTATCTTATCATTATTAGCCTTTTTCAACTTCTTGAGCTGGGTTACATAGCCATCCATCACATCGTTAGCATCTGTCGCGTCATCCCCGTCTTTGGTCGCCGTCGTCTCCTTGAACTCACCGACCGCCAAAGCAACCTCACGCTCTTCGTCCAGTTTCGGGAAGATGAGCTGATACAAGATATACTTGACTACCGGCATATCTTCCGGCTTCAGATTCTCATCATACAGATAACCGAGAATGTCCTCCATGATGTCTGACGGAGTGATGGGAACGTTTATCTTGCACTTGTAGTTCCTGATGGTCAACGGAGTGAACTTCGATTTGCCCTTGGGCGTCCACTTCGGTACGAACTGCTGGAGAACAGAATCAACGGCAGCCTGCTGCGCACGAACCTCTGTTTTGTCCGTCACTAAGGTTGACATGTACTTGGTGGACTCCGTGGTACCCATCAGCCCTTTGAGTATTTCCAACCTCTCGGAAGAGACATACTTGCCGAACTCTTTCTGAAGCTCGGTAGTCTCAATGGTCGAGTTGCCACTGTATGCAGCACCCTTGAATGCGGCATCCAGATAACGATTGTGTGCCAGACTCATGTCTGGCTTGAATTTGCTACCCATTTCGTTTTTATCTCCTGCAACATGCTGACCTGCATCCGGTGCAGGCTCTTTGGCCATCTTGGCAATCTGGGCATCCTTCGAGGCGATGTCCTTCTCCTGCGCTTCTACTTTGGCTTTCAGTTCTGTCAAAGCCTTACGAGCTTCGGCAAGTTCCTGCGCATTCTTGTCGCGCTCCCCATCTAACTGCGTTCTCACCTCATCGGTCACAGCACTCTCAGCATTTCTGCCATCTCTCTCAAATTCGGCGAGGTCCTTCTTGAAGGCTTCAACGAATACGGCACCGTACTTGTTCTTCAGTTCCTCTTCCTGAGAGGAGAGCAGGATAGATTTGCCCCTCTCATCCTTAGCAAACGCAGAGATGCCCAAGAAACCAAGCACTACGCTCATCACTTTTGCAAACATAATTCTATGATTTAGAGTTGATATAATTGTTAATAGTCATTTCAGAATCAATCTCACGGCTACGTTGTACGGCATAGTCCTGGGTACCGATAGCGTCTATCAGCCCCACTTCCAACGCCTCCCTATGATAGAACATCCGGCCACGAAGCAATCCTTCAGTCTCCAGCTTCAGGCAATTTCCCCGATTCTTCTTGACGTTCTCCTGGAAGTCGCGGGCCAACGGGTCCAGTTCCTCGTCACGGATGGAAGCATAATCCCCCTTCTTGGCTGCCTCGAAAGGAGCGTTCTTGTAATCAGAGAGGTTGGAATAGATGGTATGCACCTTGATGCCTGCACTCTCATAATACTTGGCATAATCCGGAAAACTCATCATCACACCTATACTGCCGAACTCGGCAGACACCTCATTGGCCGCAATGATTTCGTTACAATAGGAAGCGGCATAATAAGCGGCAGAAGCGCAGAGGTCACAATGAGCCACCACTGCCTTGCCTTTGCCACGCGCATACAGAATGGCATCGACCAGCGGTGCAATGGCATCCACTGCACCGCCACCGGAATCGATATCACATAAAACAGAAGAAATATTCGGGGAATCAGCCGCCTCGCGGATGAGGTCGGCATACTCCATTGTACCATAGCTGCAATAGGTACCGTATTTAAGCAGGGTACCATGAACGGGAATAATAGCCGTACTGCCTTTGGGAGCGTCAGCATAACCACCGGAAAGTCTTGCCGTTCGACCGCCCGCTGCCGCAATCATCAACGGCACCGGTTCTCTGTCGGCAAGTATCCTATTATCCTGGTTGTCTATGCCATGCTCCAACAGTCTGTTTACAAGCAACAAGTTCGATTCCACCTCGCGGAAGGAAACAAACCATTTGCCTCGGCAGACTGCACTATATAAGTTTGAAAATGCCATTATCTTTTGTACCTTATTAATCCGATACAAAGGTACGATGGCACCAACCGCTTAAAAGGACTTCAATATTTTGGCCGGCTCAGGGCTGCTGCGCTTGAAAGAGAGGGTAAAGGCTGCCGGAGAACCAGATTCCTGAAGCGTCACCACTACCGGGAACTGGTCGGTTCCCACCACCCTTTCGGAACCATTGGTGAATTTCAAGCGGACCAGTCCCTCCCGGCAAAGCAAATCACGCAGCGAATTGGAAAATAAGGCTCCCGTATCAGTAACCACCGCTTTCAGCTCCTGCTCCGTCAATTCCCCGGTAACGTTCTTTTCCTTGAACTCCCCGGAAGAGACCGGAATCGGCGTCCATTCTCCTGAAACCTGAATCGTTTCCACACCCGGCATATTTCTGACCACCGAGGCCGCAACCGGAATAAATCCCATGGCACATATTTGGGCACGTTTGTCACCGATATTCATTTCTCACTTATATTTTAAGAGTTATTTATCTGAAAATCTGCTTTTTACTTAATAATTAATCTGCTAAAAAATGTCAAGGGAACAGCGACAATTGAATATCCCTATTCACCTCCTTGACCATCCGCTGCCTATTACGGTAGTCGAACTTCTTGACAGCATCGTAATTGATGGCATTGTTCTTGATATTGTATGCCATCAGGAACGCCCGGATAATCCGGTCCTGCTTATACCCCTTCTCATAGCCAGCAACAAAGTATTCCCGAACACGTATGCGGAAGGAGGCTTCAATATAACTCTGTAACATCTGCTGCTTCCATTCCGGTATATAGATGAAGTTCTCCTGCAGAATAAAATGGTTCCACTCCTGAATAGGAAGATACAACGTTATCGGATGCTCCTTGATAGCCTGCTTGGGCGGTCTGTCCGTAACAGTGACCATAGCCTGGATGAACTTGCCGATATCATTGGCAGCAGTCACATTCACACCTTCATCAGTAGGCCTGCACCCGAATTCATGATACAAATAGTCATGGAGATAAGGCTTCAACTCTATTATCACATTAGGTCTCATAGGGTAAATCATTTATATGCAGACAAATATACGCATAAATACAGACACTTTATCCAATTCTCACATCAAAACCGCCATAATATAAAATATTATTACATTTATCTATAACCCACATTCTCATCTCTTATGTTCCATACAGTGTTCTGAGTATTTTGCTTAGAAATTTATGCAACTTTGTAACGTGTAACTTTTAGCACATATCTTTTTGATTACCAAATAAAAACATTGTAACAAAGTCCAAAATACTCATTTGTTACCAAGAACCAGCATTGTAACATTGACTCCTATTTCCCACTCATACAACCAAAGTAACAAACCCTTATTTTTTGTAACCAATGTTTGTTACCTAAAATGTAACCTTTGTTACTTCTTGTTTATAAATAATTTATCTCTTTTTTCAAACATAGGTTACAGAGTTACAATAATTTTGTAGCAAATAGGGGAAGGGAGTGGGAAACCCAAGGAAAAGGGCATGCCCGGCGCCCTATTGAATAGTAAAAGCCGCGGACAATCGTGCCCGCGGCTTCACTGTGTGACTCTTATACCGGATGTTAGAGTTTCATAGCCTTGCGGAAATTTGGCGGCAGCAGTTTCCTTCGCAGCTTAGTATAGTCATCATTCAACTCAAAGTCCATCCAATGGTCTTGTGCAGGAAGAAATGCACCGACGGCCACAAGCATCCAAGGGAGCTTCTCCTTGTCTGCCTGCAGGTTCAGAATGGTGCCCGGCTTCATCAGCTCCAGATAGTCATAGACCTGACGAATATAGGCAGCCGCCTGCTCCGTTTGCAGCATCTCCGGCAGGAACCGGTCATAATGCTTAATGTAATCAGAACGGAGCGTTTCCATCACCACTTTCTACTTGAGGAACGAATGCCGCCGGTTCTCCATTCGTCTGTCTTGAACGCATATAAATCATCTCCTTGGTCTTGCCGTCCACCTTCTGAAGATACCGCCCCGACTTGTTCAACAAGTCTGCGGGATTCATCTCGGCAATATACGGACATAGTTCGGAAAAGCTGCGCAAAGCTTTAGTGAAGCGCTGCATCTTCCAAAAATCCTTTTTCGACTTGGATGCGACAATGAAATCATCATAGACTTGTTCACGTACAAGAGGCGTATTCAGATTCTCACCATCCTCGGAAAAATAGCAGTAAGCCCAATCCTCGAAGTCAGACCCCATGTCAGCCTTCCGCTTGCGCTTGAGAATATTATCCATCGGAGGCTGTATCTTAACATTACGGTCCACCATGGCCAGATAGAACTGAAGACACTGGGCGAAGAAATTCAAGTCCCAGTTCCAATCCTCCTCGCTGTAATCGGTATTCGTCATCAGGTTGCGGTCAAAGTCATCACGAATGGTCCGGCTCTCGAGGTAGTCGTTTTCTTCGGTCTTCTGATGGTAATAGTCCGAAAATACCATGTACAGCATACGTGCCGAGGTAGAAGGGTCAAATTCACGCGGCACATAGTTGGTGGTAAAACCAAACTTGGGGGATTCTTCAAATTCTATAAAGAATGATTTGTTGTTCTTGGGGTTGACTGTCATACCGGAAGTGATATTGTCATAGAACTGGCTCATCGGCAGATAACGGTCACAGTCATCCACCAAAACAAAATCAGTATGTACATCTACCTGGTCAAACACGTGGGGATTATCAAGAAGGCGGGGATTACGTCCGGAGAGATTGACCGTCCGCATGAAGAACCGGAATGTCTTGAACAGAAAGCTCTTGCCGCTACGCCCGTTGCACTCATCATCCTCACCTATCTTGTTATCCATCGCATAAAGTGCCCACGCGCGTGAAGGCGACTTGTAGCGGTGCATATTATAACCGATAGCAAACATCTTATTGAGCAGGTTCTGCTTCTGCTCTCGTATCTCATCCCGGGAAAGCAGCGGCCCGGCAATGTCAAACTTATGCTCTGTCCGGTACTTGTCAGCTTCGTCTACCCCTTTGTCCTTCCAGGCATACTCCAATTCATTGCGCCAATACAGACGGCTGGTATTTATCAGATAATTGAAGAAACAGCTCTTATGCTCCTTGACGATGACATCAAACACATCCCTATCCTCCGGGTCCTTTCTGTGCGACCATTCGAACATGGGTGGAAGAATGCTCACCTTATGAGGTATCACATTCGACTCCCAGGCGCTGCGGTTGTCAGGTATCTGCCCATGTAGTGACTTGATGCCGTCTTTACTCACTTCCCAGGTCTCACCTCTGAAAAACATATACTGCTCCTTGAGGGTATAGCTCCGGAAGTCCAGGTTGATTTCATCAAGCTGCGCCAAGGATGATTCTCCGGTACGTGGAGAGTTCAGAATCAGGTTACGAATATCTACCGGAAGATAACGCTCAATGGTAAACCGCTTGAGAAACGCCACAATATCCTTTGCCTTGATTTCACTGACTATACAACCGTTACGGTGTATATACCTCGCATCCTTTGAGTTGTCATCCTTCAGTGTATAGAATCCATTCAACGTGAGGAAATAATGCAAGTAAGCGGAGTTTACTTCATAAATTGTTTTCCGGCTCCGCTCACTCCAGCTATCCACCCAGAACCGGGCAGGCATGGCCAATGTCTGCAAGTTGCGGAAATCCTCTTGCTTCGGGCGCAAATCCACAAAGTCACGAAAATCCTTGCGTGGTTTGCCCCGTTGGTCGCGATAGCCCCGCAACCATCCGGGAAGCCATATCGTATATATGTCGAGGAAACGCAGGGCCAGTTCCGTCCCCTTGCGTACGCCCGTGTCGTCGATGTCCGGAATATTGTAGATACGCTCCACATATTTATAGATTTCCTTAATCTCTTCAGGAGTGACCTTGTAGGTCTCGCTGTTGAACCATAGCGGATGACAACCGAGGGCACGGACGCAAAGGGCGTCACGCTCTCCGGAACAGATAAAGGCCTCCTTCAGCTTCTGTTCCTTGTATTGGGCATCCTTATTCTTCGGATCATTGAAAAACAGTTTCTCTTCCTGGGTATTGTAATCCCGGTAAGCCTTCTGCAGCTCGGCAAAACCGTTGATATACTGTTTGGGTTTCACCCCATCGGGCGTATAGCTGAAGCGCCACTGCTTATCCGGATTCAGAGGCTCATATACCTTATAGAACTTGTCAGTGCTGCCGTCTTTCTTCGTAACAGCACACTCACGCATGAAGATAGGATAAGTAGGCGTAGTATATTTAGTGGTGACTTCACGGTTGCGGACATAGGATATGGATTTGGCCACATACCAGTGAAGCGCATCGACGTGCTCCTGCCTGACCCGAGGACCGAGCACCTGCAACTGTGCATCGGTAAACTTCTCTTCAAGCTCGAAGAACCTGGCACCTTCGGCTTCATCAGCCGTAGCCGGACGTTTGCGAATATCCGGTTTATTGACAGAACGTTTGAGTTCATCGGTCACGTTATACCTGGAAGCAAGCAAGGCAACCGCTTCCGGGAAACGGACATTCTCCTCGTTCATGCAGATGTCAATAGGACTCATGGCCGTGCCAGAATCCCCGAAATCAGTGACCTTGTAGCAGTCATCATATTTCTTGAGGCAGGCAGAGGCGTCATCCTCATCGGGACGACGCTTGAATTTTTTCTTATTGTCTATGCACCCCTCTGCCTGAGGGTAATAGTACAAGATAATGTCTAACCCCTCATGGGTAGCATTATAAATATCGACAGCTTTAATCATATTGCGGATGATTTAATTCGGTACAAAGGAATTGTTTTATAGGAGAGTTGTCAAGGACGTTATCCGCTCCTACAGTTCCCGCGTTTCCTTCAGGCTCCCAATGAGCAAGTTCATCAGTCTCGCATATAGTCCGGATGCTTCCTTCAGATTATCCGGATTCTTGCCGGTAAGCTGTAGCGTCATCTTATCCTTGGAGTAGTCCTGGCATATATCCAAATGCAGTTCCCGGTTCCGGTCATCAACTACCAAGACTTTCACTTCCTCCACCACACTACCCAGTTCCGAAGAGTCCAGCCATAAGTCTGGCTTCTTATCCACTTTCAGATGGCAATACCGATGAACTTTGCCACCTTTACGAATTAACTCCACTTCGACGATTGTCGCTATTTGATTTGTACGCAGAATGCGTACTTTCTGACCTTTTTTCATAATTGTATTCTTGTCTTGAATTGTTTTTAATGGGTACAAAAATCCTGTACAACCTGCTTTTTGAGGCAGGCCGTACAGTAAGAAGAATAGCCGGATGCGTGAAGCGGCTACACGATAGTGACGTTGCAGTTATAGAACACCATACCCGGATGACGTTGCAACCATGAGGCACGGTTGCGCTCACGCTTGCGCTTATGGCATTCTTCCACATAGCGGCGGCGCTCCTTATGCTTCTTGACCAAGAAGAGAATAAGAGCTTCATAACTGGCGGCACCTGCTGTCTCTTCACGGCCGGAGATATTGAACCTTCCGGTGATAGTGTTGCCGTTCTGATTGGCCGAACGCATGTGGCGCATGGTGCACCCATGAAGGTCGATGCCGTAGGCGGCAAGGTCGGTGAAAGGATTGCCAGTAAGGACGATGGAAGAAGTACCCGTTTCGTGGGCGGACGTTCCGAAGCTGTTAGTAGCAGCAGTGGAAACTTTTGCATTGCTGTTAGACATAACAATAAAGTTTTAAAATGAAAGTATCCGTGCCTTTCCCGCTGTCTAACACATCTACTAAATGCTGTGGACGCATTAACGCTCCACACGGGGGTACACGGATACCATATATGGTACACAATATGTCCGGGCATAAAAAATGCCTGCACTGAAAATGCAAGCTCGCTGCCCGCATTTAGTAGAATATGTATGTTAGACGCTGCAAACATAACGATTATTTTTGAATTGTGCGGCATTTTGCCGGGATTATTTTATTCTTCGCTCACTTCTTCTGTTGAAAATGGCAAGTTCAGTTGACGATTATTAGCACGCCAGTCTTCAATAGTGAGTTTCATCACTTGATTAAGATCAGCCTTAGCCTCGTTCATCAGTTTTTGAGCATCTTTGAAGCGGCGCTGGCACTCCTGGTACTCGGTTACTTTCTTCTCCATGACTTCCTGTTTCTGCTTGAGGAAAGTCTGTGGCTCGGTGAAATGCTCGTATAGCGCCCGGTAACACTCTTCCTTATACTTCAACACAGCAGGACGAACTTCATTATTTACTCTTGATATGTCAATAGAGAAAAGCCAGCCGAACACATACATATAGGGTATGGCATACATTTCACGTTCTTTGCCATCACCGGCAACTGCGGTCATGATGACCGCAGTTGAACCGAGAATTTCATCCCGTTCTATGCGCTTTCTTTGACTATCAACATCCACTCCCAATAGTTCGCATATAGGACGAATGGGCACCATTTGTTCGTCACTCATAGATATTATATCTACACCATTCACTCTTGCAATAATTTTAGTTTCCATATATTTTTATTGTTATAATTTTATTAGTTATTTTTGCCATAGCATTTGTGACTATGGAAGGAAATGTCCAACAAACATTTCGTGGGTTCAAATCCCTGCCAAATGTTAGGCGATATTGCCGTAAAACTTTATCATGAAAAAACATGGAAGAAATATTATTAGTTACGACTATCGTGGCTAATGTCTTCTCCATAATATCAAATTATGATAAGGTTATCAAAATCTTAAAGAAGGCATTCGCCGAAGTAAAGAAGAGGGAGGACGCTCCCTCTTCTGTTTTAGCAATGTCCATAAAAAAACAATCACATTACTCATCAACGTCCTATTTTAGCAAATTCACCTATCTTATCCGCCAAGGCATAATAGCCCATCACCTTTTCATAGGATACGATACAGACAATGCTGTCGCTGTCATGCTCCACAAGAATAGTCCACTGTCCGCCCTTACCGTTGTCATATACATCAAGCCGAACCGGACAGCTACGCGGGTATTTCTCATTCATAACTTTAATCTGGTGCTCGATGTCACACTTCAGTGCATCCAGAGAACATTCGTCAGCAATCAGATGTCGGTCAAACTGTTGCACGTATATCTGTAATGCCCTGCCTTTTTTGTTGACATTGGCATAAGTCTTGATGTTGTCTATAAAATATCTCATAGTCAAATCATTTACATTTTCCATTACTCATTCAATAGGCCAACAAGACCCTTTCCACATCCTCCGATTCTGTATTCTCAAAGAAGATGCAACCCATATCGCACTCAGCATACTCACTCACTTGCAACATCTTATCCCCGAATGACATCTCCAGAATATCAATAAGCCGCCCATCTGACTTCGGAAGGAAGTTCAGCAAGAGTTTAACGCCTTTTCTCTTGCCATCCCTATAGATATAGGCAATACGATGTTTATCAATGCTCACTTCCCCGGACAGTTTGGAAACATCTGGGAACATACGTTTCGCAGCTCCTTCGCTATAAATGACATTCGCATAGTTCTTGCTAATCTTGCAGGATAACATGACGACACTATTAGGCAACAAACGGCGTATATCCACAACTGTAGCCGGTCCATTAATACGAAGCTGCAATTTAATCGCATCCGGAAACAATGCTTTCGCTTTCTCAATATTCAATTCCATATTCATTTTGTTTTACAGGTTAATTATTTCATTTGGTTCTGATGCCAGTAAGAGACCATCTCAGCGACATTGTGAACCCTGATTTTCGCTTTAATATTCTCCCGATGGCGGTTTACCGTACAAGGCGAGATATGCAGCTCTGCCGCAATATCATCCGTCTGGCAGTTGGAGGCTATGAGCCGGAACACCTCCATCTCGCGGTCTGTCAATGTTGTATTAAGCTCCGGACGGCAAATCACGCCTTCATGTTCGCATTCACCCCGTAACGGGCATTTGACCTCCTCGAATACAAACAGACCATCCTTGTTGATGTCAAGGTTGTACTGGTCGTATTCGCCGAAGTTGCAACGGATGAAACGATGAACTACCCGGAATTCATAATGCCAACGGTTCATGGTGCTGGTTGAATAGAGCTGCATCAGCCGGGCATGCGCTTTCGGGTATCGATCCCGGATAACGGAAAGCATATATTCAATGGTTGGCCTATCGGAATCCTTAAGTACAACCGCCGGCTGCCCAAACTCCTTCATCATCACATCACCTTCGGGGGTATTGTAGAATTCGATGTTAGTAATAGAAGTTACCATGTAATTTGAGAGTGGATCAATCTGACAGCAGAGACATTTCCCCTTGGAAGTTATTCATATCAATCTGTTCCAATTTAGGTATGAAAAACAAATTTTTCACGTATTGGCTGATTTCTTGAATATCTTCTTGATTCGCCTTGTACGTTTCACTATTGAACCACAACGGCATCACATCAAGGGAATGGAGCTGTACCGCCTGTTCTTCACTCGTACAAAAAGCAGCATTATCTATCTTATCCAGTTCGCTAATGGAACTGTTGCATCTAAGTCGTCTCTGCCACATCTTTTTCAGTTCATGCAGACCGTTTATATAGTGACGAGGGCGTTCTTCCAAGTTCCCGACATAACGATAACGATATTGCTTAATGGCATACGGCTCATATATCTTAAAAAAGAAGTTCTCCTGGAACTCATTGCCGTTCTCATAGTAACACTTTCTCGCAAAGATGGGATATTCGTCCGTGCTCGAAATGGTTATTCTCTCATTCTCTTTCACGTAAGAGTATGATATAACATAAAGCCAATTCATCTCAAGCAGGCTGTATTCATCCACATCACCCCAAAAGGCAATAGCACTCTTCGGGAAATCCATCACCCAGTTAATTACAAATTTTCCTATTGAGTCATTCTCACTTACCGGTTGTCTGGTCACCAACGGCATGCTTTGGTTTTCATTTGATTTTGTGCACATAACGATTACTTTTTAACTATTGGGAATAATTCTTCTACACTCATGCCGAGGTATTCGGCGATAATTTTTTGTTTGATAGGAGCAGGAGGATTCTCACCTTTTATCCACCGATACACTGCAGCTGGAGTGGAGCAAGTGATTTCAGCCAACTTCTTGATAGTCTCTTGCTGCTGATTAGGCAAGCTCTTCATATAGTCTGTAAATACCATAATTGATAAATAATTAAATGTTTCTATTGATTTAACATCAGTTTTAACTAACTTAGCTACGAGAATTAATTAAAACGATGCAAATATATAGGAATTATTCCTATATACAAAACATTTAATTGGATTTTTTCCAACAATATTGTATGGAGAAAGGTGATATTGATAAAAGAATAATTGAATATGTTTCATACCTTATTGATAATAAGGAATATAAATCAGAGGCAGAATACCTTCGGTTATTAGGATTTCCATTAACGAAGTTGTCTGATGCCAAGAAGGGAAAGGCTGGCTTTCGCGCTTATGACATAGGAATTATTCTAATAAATGACCAGCGATTGAATTCCGATTGGGTGATGACAGGTAAAGGGGCAATGTTTGCATCTGTAGATAGTAATGCTAACATCTCTTATTTCATTAACAAATGTAGTAGTCTTGAAGATGAAAACAAGAAATTACTCATAGAAGTAGGGATATTGAGAGGAAGATTGCAAGAAATTAAAAAACATGCCCCAGAGGAAGACAATGCAATATGTGCCGATGCAAGCGGATTAGATTTGGAGAAATAGAATATATTATAAATAAATATTAGAAGTATTATGGAAGTTCGTATTGACGGAGATTATTTAGACGATGTCAGAAGTTCATTAAAAAATTCAATGGATAACTTGAATTATTTTTTAGACCACAAGGTAAAAGGAAATTTAGACCATGGCGTTGAAGTTGATTTGGATAAGCTGAAATTATTAGCCGATAAAGTGAAATTTGATATTAGTTGTCTGTGTAAAATGAAGAAATTGAAATAA